GTCTTATTTTCTATCTAGACTTCAAATATGGTACTGCAAATCAAGGATTTGGCGTTGGTGAAGATGTTTATGGTAACACTTCTGCATCTGGTGATGCAACTGGTGGACTGTATGGCGCAGGTAAGTTCGCTTACTCGTCCAAACAGCAAGAAACTTCTGCACAAGCGGTCGTAAATACATCTGGCTCAGCAGCATCTGGCACAGCCCCAACAGGGTCTGTCGCAGCAAGAGATGTTGATCATGAACCTGATCTTGCAACTATTGGTTCCGCAGGTGCCGATAATGCATTAACAAAGATCACGGTTTCTACAGCAGGTATGACACGTCCAGACCTTGAAGCAGTTAGATCAATGGTGATATCTGGTTCAGGATTTGATGAGTATTTCCCAGCATATACAAAACTGTCTGGTTCATCCAATAACGAAGTGGTGTTTATCGTAAGACAAGATGCCGCTGGTACAATTGGTCCAGTAACAGTTAAGTATAGTCAGCAACCAACAGCAGCAGAACGTGGTGACTTTGAAGTTAGCACAAGCGAAGATTGGACTGGCGGAGATACTGGTGATATCGGGATTCCCGAGATTGATATTCAATTACGTCAGGTAGCAATAGTTGCTAAAACACGTAAATTGAAAGCAGTCTGGACTCCTGAGTTGGCTCAAGACTTGAACGCTTATCATAGCGTTGATGCAGAAGCAGAGCTTACAGCAATGTTGAGTGAATACGTTTCGATGGAAATCGATTTGGAAATCATAGACATGCTTAGGCAAAACGCTTCAGCTAAGAAAGAGTATTGGTCAGCAAGACCTGGATATGAATGGTCCGATGGATCATTTTCAGAATCCTCAGGTCCTTCGAATGCATACACAAAACAAACTTGGTTCCAGACTCTTGGAAACAAGGTTCAAAGTGTAAGTAATGCAATTCATCAGAAAACTCTACGTGGTGGTGCTAACTGGATGGTGGTCTCACCTGAAACAGCAACTATCATAGAGAGTATTCCTGGATACGCATCAGACTCATCTGGTGACTCTATGGCGAATAAATTTGCCATGGGTGTTCAAAAGGTTGGTATGTTGAATAGTCGCTTTACAGTTTATAAGAACCCTTACATGCTAGAAAATACAATATTGATTGGTTTTCGCGGCAGTAACTTCTTAGAAACTGGTGCGGTTTATGCTCCATATGTTCCTTTGATCATGACACCACTGGTTTATGACCCAGCTAACTTTACTCCACGTAAGGGTGTAATGACTCGTTACGCGAAGAAAATGGTTAGACCTGAGTTCTTTGGATCAGTAGTAGTTGCAGATGTTAACTATGTCTAATAGTTAGTCATTCTGAAATGAAATAAAAAGAGCTCCTCTTTTGAGGAGCTTTTTTTATGCCTATTTATATAGGGTTTTATATTTATAGGTGATGAAATGTAATTATTTTAGGAGATTATAATGCCACAAACAGCAATTTGGCCAGGAAGTAGCTCATTTGCATCAGGACAAACACCTTTTGGATTGTATGATAGCGATAGTCAATTTTCAGGGTCTGGAGTAAATTCAGTAGATAGATTTGCTGATTGGAGTGCTAAAAGGTTGGGATATCCAATTATGGATGTCGAGATGCAATCTGGTTCTTTTTATGCAGTTTATGAAGAAGCGGTTACAGAATACTCAGCACAAGTAAATCAATTTAATATTAAAGATAACTTATTTAACTTGACAGGTCAATCTACTGGGTCTAATATGACACATAGAAATGTTACGCCTTCTCTAGGTAGGATAGTACGATTATCAAATTTTTATGGACAGGAAGCAACTACTCCAGTAGGTGGATATTCTACTTTAAAAACTGGTAGTATTATGATTAATAGTGGTTCGCAAACTTATGATTTAAATAGTTTATATGCTAAGGTATCAGAAAGTGGACCAATTGAAATAAGAAGGATCCATCATGGTCCTACTCCAGCTATTCAAAGATATTTTGATCCATATGCAACTACTGGTTATGGAACTCAGAACTTAATAGAAGGATTTGGTTTTGGTGGTATGTCTCCAGCTATTACTTTTACTTTGATGCCTATATTTGAAGATTTATTAAGAGTTCAAGCTATAGAATTGAATGATCAAATTAGAAAGTCTGCATTTTCTTTTCATTTAGTTAATAATCAGGTAAGGATATTTCCAGATCCTACTACAGATTTTAGATTGTGGTTTGAGTACTTTGTATCAGAGGATAAAGAAAGCTCATTACAAGTACCATCTGGTAGTTCAAATTTAGGAGTAATATCTGATTTTTCAAACATACCGTATGATAATATGGTATTTGCACAAATAAATGATGTTGGAAAACAGTGGATTAAAAAATATGGATTAGCATTAGCAAAAGAATTATTAGGTACAATTAGAGGCAAATATACTAGTATTCCTATTCCAAATTCTGAGACTACTTTGGATGGAGATGCGTTAAGAAGTGAAGCATCTACAGAAAAAGAAATATTAATAACTCAATTGAGGGAAATGTTAGAGGACACTACTCGTAGATCATTGATGGAGCGAGATAAAGATGAATCTGATATGTTGCAGGAAAAATTACAAAAAGTGCCTTTACCAATTTACATCGGATAGGATAAAAATATGCCAAGTCGTTTTTTAAGTCAGAAGGATAGAAATTTCTTTACTTCTATAAATCGTGAGTTGGTTGGTAATTTAAAAAATGATAAAGATGGAATTATCAATCAAACTTGTGTATTATATAGAGTATCAGCTACTGATACGCCAACAAATTTGTATGGAGAAGCGTCTGCGGGAAAAACATATTTAAAAGGTGTTAAATTACCATGTTTAATACAAGCAGACGATTTTGATTTTAATACAGATGAATTTGGATCAGATTTAAGACAAACTGCTCAATTTTGGTTTGAAAGAGAGTATCTTACAGAACTTAGTTTAGTTGTAGATCCAGGTGATGTTTTTGATTGGAATTATGCTCATTTTGAAGTTGCTTCTATGAATGAAAATCAATTAGTTGGAGGTCAGGTTGATAGTAATTGGTCAGTGGTATGTAATGCATTTTTAGTAAGACGATCAAATTTACAAATTGAAAGAATTAGAGCTAATTAATGGCTAGATTGAAACCAATTGCAAGAAGTAATAGACAAAGATTTACTACTCCTCCGTCAAGTAGAGGATTAGAGAGAAAGCGTACAACTGATAATGTAAAAAATGTAGAAGTTACATTGATGGATCATGATGCGGCTATTATGTATTATTTTACTAATGTGATACAACCTACAGTAGAAGAAGCTGGAGAAACTGTAAAAGTACCAGTTTTATATGCAAATCCTGAAAGATGGAAAACTATTCGTAAAACTGGTTATTTGAGAGACAGAAAAAGACAGTTAATTACACCACTTATTATTTTTAGAAGGACTACACTTCAAAAAGACGAAACTTTACCAGTAGATAAATTAGATGCAAATGATCCTAAAAACTTTTATACCTTTGAAAGAAAGTATACTACTAATAATAGATATGATAAGTTTAATGTTCAAAAAGGTTTATTAAATTCAAAAGAATATTATACAGTAGCTATGCCAGATTATGTTATGATGACATATGAATGTATAGTTTGGACACCATTTATTGAACAAATGAATAATATAGTGGAGAAAGTAAATTATAGTGATGGTGCATATTGGGGAGAACCTGGAAAATTTAAATTTAAAGTAAATATTGATAGTTTTGAAAATACTACAGAGATGGCAGATAATGAGCGTATTATTAAAACTAATTTTACTTTTAACTTTAGAGGATATTTAGTACCAGAGGCATTTAATGATTATATTACTACTACAAAATATTTTAGTCCTAAAAGATTAAGTATTTTAGATGAATCTGAAGGAAGTTTTTCATCAATTTATAGACCAGATACAAGATCAGAAACAGTTAGAATTTTAGGGTCATTGGGGTCTTCATTACCAAGTGGATTAGCAGGTGCAACAGATTTTATTAGGGGGGTTTCACCAGCACTTGGACAAGAGATACAAGATTTACAGTTCACTAATATATTTGGTGGAGATACTAGATATATAATGCGGTATGGTGGAGAACCTACTAGTTCTGCAGATACTACTGCAGTATTGACTCTTGGATATGTAAGTGCTTCTTTTTTGGAAGATTTTGCATATTTTACTGGATCTCAATCATCATCACTAGATGATGTTACAACACCTGATAGGCAAGTTTTTACCTTAACAATGGCATCTGGACATAAATTGAGAAATGGTTCACTTAATATAGGTGTTAATGGTTCAACTTTAATAGCGCCAGAAAATCAAGAAGAAACTGGAAGCTTAAAAGATTTTTTCATTTCTTCATCTATTAGTGGTTCTGTTAGTATAAATAAGTTACATACTAATGGAGGAATAAATTTGGATGAGAGTGATAACATTACAGTAAATTATAGTACGATAATAATATGAGAACACAACTAGAAGGATATAAGGGAAATTTAAGGAAATTTTACGCACCAGTAAGTGAGTCAAAATTTAATGCTGACAAACTTCAATTTACAGATACGTCTGGTTCTAATTTACCTTATAGAATGAATAATATAGATGGGGAACCAACTATAAAATATGATGTTTTATCTATGGGTGCTATGATAGATTTTAGTAGGGAAAGAGTAAAGGAGCTTGGATATTCTGATATATCTACTACTACTTCAGAATATCAAGAGTTTGATTTTAGTGGACTATTTTCTGTTTCTAAATATGTACCTAGACTTGGATCTTTTAAACTTACTATTAATCAAATTGAACAATTTAATATACCGCCTTGGTCATCGGCAAC